TTGTATGATCGATTGGAGCGAGGTGGTAATCGAAAGCACGTTGCAGGTGATTATCGTGGTTTTGATACATCATTCATAGCTCGACTTTTTCTGCGAATTTTTGAGATGATCATACTTGTGTACAAGATCAAGAATCGCATTTCATAAGAGGAAGAACTCATGATGAAGACCTGCGCACATGATATTGTGTTTTTCTTAGTGGATTACTTTGGTGAAGTCATTCGCGTTCGAGGAAAGAACCCGTCTGGTCAAGGCATGACAGTAATTGTCAATTCTGTTGCCAATTCTGTGTATTGTAGGATGGCATGGGTTTTGTTGCATCCTAAGTACTCAGCTGATATGTCTCTATCGGAGAAGATTGGCTTGTGCAGTCAGTACCGGGATCATGTTGAGTTGGTCACGTATGGAGATGACAATGACAATGCTGTGCAAGAGGGCGTTGAGTGGTTCAATCATACAGCCATCAAACATGCAATGGCGTCGTTTGGCGTCACGTATACCAATGCGGATAAGACAAACGATGATCGCACTTATGAGAGTATTGAGGAGATTACTTTCCTGAAGCGTGAATTTCGTTATGATCCAGATCTGAAACGTATTGTGGCCCCACTTGCCGAGTCATCACTCATGAAAAATCTACAATTGAGAAACAAGAGTGATTCTCTGTCAGAGGAACAACATTTAGTTTCGAAACTGCGTGAAACACAAGAAGGTTTCTTCTTTCATGGCAGAGAGAAATTTGAGTTCTGGACGGAGAGGTTGCGCGGTTATGCTGCAGAGCTCAATTTGCTTGATCTCCTGAATCTACAACCATTTTTGACTTGGGACGAGCTAGTTGAGCGGTATCGTGGGTCGGAAGAGCGAGTGGAAAAATGGAACCAGTACATGCGCACGCGGTATGAATTGCAGAGTCTTACAACATCATTGGAAATTGGTGTTCAACTCGGTGGTACTTTCGCATTGCTCATCATGTATTGTGTGCGTGTGTTTGATATGTTGAGGATATGGTGTGTTCTTCACACACTTTCAAGAGAGTTTTCACATCTGCGTTTCCCATACGTTCGTGACCGCATGAGTGTTGAGGCAATGTGGAAGGTAGTTTCATCGTTAGGTCTTTTCCTGACATGGATGATCGCTTTACCCTATTGTGATCTCTTTGGTACTGCCGCGTTGTGTATATTGAGATATCTTTGGTGCGTCTTGTGGAGAAAGATGTTGCGTGAATTCAGATTCGCACAGAGGCATTGTTTGGTTTTTCCGTTCTGGTACTTTGGTAGGGGAAGAGAGGAGCACCAGATTCCTGCTGATGAAGTCCGGCAAGCAGTGGGAGTATCTAGCTATGAGAGCTAGATGCAAAACCACCCTGCGGGTTTCGTAGGGCAGGCGTTGGAAACATGTCTGTGAACCAAAGAACCCGGGCGCGTGTGATCTTACAGTGGAGCTTATTAGTTTCCTCTACAGTACTGCTGCGCGCCTTGTTTTAAACTTGAACCTGGCCCTATACTATAATCCAAGTTAGGGTCTGATAAATGGATTGCTACAACAACAAGTGGTTTTGAGGACGCCCAAAGTTCCTCATCTGTCGCCTTAGAGAGCCCAGACTCCGAGAGGAGTGTTCAACAAACCGTCCAATTTGTTGATGCTAAACAAGGTGACATGGTTGAGTATTCTCAACCGAATCCCGCGTCATACGGGGCCAATGACCATAATGATGTCATGCT